TAGCTCTAAGATCATCAGTAATTTCTATACCATCTTTGATAATTTGTTGTTCAGTTTCTGCAATAAGTCTTTGAAAAGCACCTTCACCTGTAGGTATTCTACCAGCCATTTGTTCTGCTACTCTTGCAGCAGCTAACTCAGGAGCCATAATTCTTACAACATCACCACCTCCTAATTCAATAAGTCTTTGTTGTATTTCTTTATTTTGCACAAGGGATGGAACGTTTAATTCTTTTAAAAATCCATGAGCATCTTTTTCTAAAGCTTCTCTTATTGCTGCAACAGATTTATTTACAGTCTTATACTTTGTTTGTTCTAATGCTTGGTTAAGCATCATTGTCATTCCTTTGTACTGATTGAAAGTTATGGGCTGTCCTCTTGCTACTCCGTTTGCAAATGACATAAATTGAGCTAGAGGATCTGAATAACCTGTTTGATCTAAAATTGCTTTAAAATCTATTTGTCTTCCCTGCCCCTGTCCTGCTTTACCCATAGCTTGAACAATATCTGGGAACTGAGCAGAGTTTTGTCTTAAAAAATCGTCAGAAGCTTTTAAAGTTTTTGTTAGTTTTAATATAGCTGGATCTCCTGCAACTGTATTAATTGCAAAAAATTTATCGTAAGCTGAATCTATTGTCCCAACATTCTTTTTAAACGTTTCAACTGCTTGATTATAGAGTCTTTGTGATAAGAATGAATGAGAATATATAGGGGCTATTGTTGCAATATTAGAATCTAAAAACCCTTTGGAAAAAACTTTTTCTGCTGATAGCATTCTTTTATCCATAGTTCTTGATATATAAGGAAACACCCCAACTGTTTTAAAATATGATTGACCTAAACCAGATAATGGTCCATCTCTCATCGCAGCAAGTAAAGGTATTTCGTATCCGTTGTCTCGTGCAAACTTTGCAATAGCCTTTTGATAATCTCCAGTTGTACCAAATGCAAAATTTAGAAACTTACCTGAAGCCATTAATAATGGTGTAAGTGCTGCAGCTCCAAAGTTAAATAAAGCTGCGTTCTTTGCTTCTACCATTGCTCTATCTACAACATTTAATTTATCGATATCTTTTTTTGGCATGTTACCTAAGTCCTCTAATAAGCTATCCATCAATGAAGGACCAACAGCGTTATTCATTAAATCATATGCTACAGATCCACCACCAGCACCAATAGTTCCTGCTCCTGCTACTGCCAGCTCACCTCTTCCTAACGGACTTCTTACAGCTCTTTCACCTAAATCTAATGTTCTGCCTGCAAGTTTTGCAGCACCTTTTAGAAATTTGAATCTGCCTGGTAATTTGTTTGCAAGTTTTTCAAAAAAGAATTGTTTATTTTTTGTAAGTTTTAAACCTGTCATGTCAGTTTTTTTATAGGCCTCTGCAATCTTATCTCTCATGTAATTTGCTGCCATAAATGAAGCAGAAATATCTCCTGCTAACACAGCACTACTTCTACCAGATAATAGGAAGTCAGCTCCTGGAACTGAAGATTCGTCCATGCCAAGATAAGCTCCAAGTGGATCTTGAGCTACAGTTTCTTGTTTTGCTAGATCTTCTCTAGCTTGCGTTCTTTCTTCATAAATTTCTTTTAAAGGTTTTGATTTTAACACTTTAGATTTTATTAATTTATCTATAGCTCTTAACTGTAATGGATTTAATGTTTCAGGCGCAAAAGTATTATCATCAATACTTTTTTGTAATCCTTCTACAAACACTCGTTGTTTTTGATTTAATTCAGCCATTATTGATTACCCATTAAAAAGTCTAATGCGCTCATGTCTGTAGTGAAAGCATCAGGACTTATGCCTTGAACCACTCTTCCTGTTCCAAAACTATTTAAAATACCTTGAATATCATTATTAGTATAACCCATAGTATAGAATCTATTTTTTCTTAATCTATT